TCTTCCCACTCATCAACGGTTAATGCTTTGGACCAAAAACGCAGCTGAGATACGTTGCCTTCGTATGTGTCAATGGAACGATCTCCATTGAGAAACATACTCCCTCCTCTTTCTATAAGAATAGAACCTGTTCCAATTGAAAGAATTGGGCCATAATTATTATATGTGCCATTTCGTTTTTCGAAATAGTTATCAGATTTATGATCATCATAATATGAAGATGTCACATACTCCTCAATTATTTTACCGAAGTGACTGCGTGCTACTCTTAAGAAATAGGATGATGATACTTGGCCAATAGCATCGTTTCTAGTTCTACCAAACGATACGTTCCATGATTTACCATCCATAACGTTTGAACTGGTGATAGACATGGTAAGTGCCATCTGAGCAGTTCTATTTGGTTGTACATATAGATCTACTCCATAGCCATCAATAGCAACAAGATTTGCTAGTGTGTTCAATCCACCTAAGCCAATTCGCTGAGTAAGAATACGCAGAAAGCTTTGTGACATACTGGACGTAACAACACCACCAAAGTCATATATTGCTTCACATGTCCAGCTACCACTTGTAAGATATGCATCGCCAATAACACTTGTCCCTGTGTTTCTTCCTGTGGAAGAATCAATAACGAATGTTCCTGCTGGCTTTGGATATCCCGGCTCAATACGACTGGATGACAGGTTAGGTGAGATGAAGTAGCCACCGTTATTAAACGACAGTGTTCCACCTGTGTCCGAACGGTTTTCTCTGAGGTTTGCCAGAGTTCTTTGTGTTGGGCCACCATACTCACGGAATCGAAAGATGTTATCTCCTTCAATCCCAACAGACCTCAAGAAAGCTTTGATGGAGTGTATCGTACCTTTGCTTTTAAGAATGTCATTAGCATTGATTAAGATACGCCGCCAAATCTGATTCTGTAAATATTGTAACGTGTTCGGGCTGTTAACAACTGTTGGAGTTATATCGGTTCCATTGACGAACTGATTGATATCAGAGTTAATCATCAATGGTGGTAGTTGAAGACCATAGAAGTCTGCTAGTTGTTTTAGGAACGCATCAGGAGTTGTGTCATACATGTTATAGTCAACATGACGCAAGGTTGCGAATGCATCCATAAACAGTTTGATTTCATCAAAGAAGCTTGCCCACATATAAAGCAGGGACAAAACAGTTTGTGTGTTGCCTAGCTCTACTGTGTTTGGTTCAGAGCCATATTCAAGAATATCCAGTTCACCTTCCTCAGTTTCAAAGCCATTTTGTATCTGTCCATATAGGAGATAGTTCTTTGGTATAAGTTTGGTGATATGGTTGGGATTATCTTGGTCATAGGAGACAGCATCAGAGAGAAGGCTTTCTCTGAGAGTTACAACCTTTGGATGATCTGGGAACAAGATAGGACAATATCTTAGATCTTCATAGGTCATTGGACTCTCACCGAACAGGGAACTTGTTGCTATGTTCCTAACATTAAGAGTGTTCAAGGCATAGCTGTTAAGTGTTCCATGCATACCCTTACCCGAATAATCAAGGATAAGATTAGATGTAGAACCTGATGGCTCATTTAGTTTTAGATACAAGGCTAGTTCTGCTGACGAATATATACTACGGTTTTGATAGTCAGATATTTGCTGTGCTGACAGAACAGTTTTATAATATCTTATTTCGTCTAAGCCGCCAGAGAATGTTGTTGTTGGTGTAAACAGTGGAGCAGTAATGTTGCTACCTGTTCCAAGGTAAAGACTTGCGGTTGCAAAGTTAAGGTTTCCGATATCGACTTGGCTGCTTGTTGTTGCAAGAGTTCCACCAAGATAACCAAACAGCTGGTTTGTTCCGTTGGTGCGATCCCATGTAAATGTAACAGGCGTCCAGAGCCCCTTGGTTAGCCCTACAGAGGCCGACATAACATTTGTTGAGCCACTGGCGACAAAGAAAGTTAGATCGGCTGTAGAGGTGCTCAGGCTCTGGGAAAGATAACATCCAAACCCATGCTGCTCTGTTGCCGATATTGTTTGGAGTTTTTGCAACACTATTTGATTGGTGTTTGCAATGGTTGGTGCATAGATTTGGAACTGAACAGATATGGAACCCGAAGTAGGATCAAGACGAGGAGCACCCGTTGGATCTTTTGTCAAGAATGGAAACGGAGCACCAGCAGCATCCTTTACCGTTACCCATGTTCCCTTAGCTGTTGTATCCCCTATGTTAGATCCAGAGAAAAACAAATAACCCTTGTTCTTTGGCAAACTTGTAAAAACAAAGTTTTCAAACCCGGTCATGCCATCCACAAACAACTCTAAATCTTTACGTGTTCCATCAAAGGGATATCGATCAATGATCTTATTAAAGGCTGCGTTAACCTTTACTTGAGCAGAGTTAAAGAACACATGGTTTTCAAACAAACTCCAGTCAACATTTAGCTGTTGTGTGCTTTTAATGCCAGACCCTATTGGATCATAACGGAACGAGCCTGTTTCACCTATTGCTGTCGTTGAAGCAAAGTATGCATCTTCTGGACGAAATGAAGTTAATCCACCATCTGGATCTGTTAGTCCACGAACAATAGTAGCATTAAACACGCCGGGACGCAAGGCCACAAGTCTCTGGACTGAAGAAAACGTTGTCATGCTTTTATAACCTTAAATATAAAGCTTTGGTTTTCAACTAAGTGATCACTGCCATATTCACGTATCAAGAACTGCAACTCAAGTGGTTTATTTAGCGTTAGGTCTTGCATATATAGGTTGAAGTACATACCTTCACCATCGGCAGATAGCTTAGTTCCATAGTCACTGATATCAAACGGTATGATTATATCTTTGGAATAAGGATCAATCAGTCTCCAGTACATCTCTGGGCAGATCTTTGGTGTTGCCTTGTATGGCAGGTAGTAACTTGCAAGGGTTGGATCAAAGCTTGCAACAAAAACACGTAGTCTTGCTGCTTCGATATTCGTGTAGTTATTCTTGAGATTAGTTGTATTAACCGTGTAGTTGTTCTGAGGAAGAATAGCTGCTGCACTTGAAAGCTTGTCAAAGGTAATAGATGGCCCTGTAGCGAATATAACGGTATTATCTAGGGACTTCCAGACCGGAGTGAACACAGCGGACGTTCCACCTTTTAAGACGCCAGATAAGCCTGCTAGGGTGATTGGCAGATATACGTCAGCATAATAACTGCCTGTCTGATTCTTTCCGCCAAACATAACCTGTGAACCTGTAAAACTCTGAGAGAAATAGTTCCAGCTGGAAGACAAGTAACTTATATTGGCACGATGACTGAAACTATATGTGGTCGCCATAACATACGCACTCTGACTAGCAACCAACTCCAACATAATACTGCCAGAACCAGAAACAACAGAACTACTTGAAAGAAAGTTTGTCGGCATACCAAAAGGATTATAATAAACACCCAGCTTGTTGGGGTAGTCAAAGTATGCCGACGCTTGGTTGTCAATAAATGTGTCGTTGTACTTCACTACAAGCGAAGGATGCTTGTCCGTGTTGCGTGACTGACGAGTAGAAAATCTTTTAACAAACCGAGTAACAGTATCCGTCTCTTGACTGCCAGAATAACTTAATCTAAAACCATAATCAGGTATTATTCCTGCTAGGGTTGCCGAAACAGCTGTTGTCACGTCTATAAAGAGGTTTTCATCACCACGATAAAAGGTCTGAGAGAACTCTAGTGGAACATAACCAGTAGAGGAGGAGAGAAGACTATAATAATCTCTATTAAGTTGTTCTGATGATCCTGATGATTCTGCACCACCACTTACCCATGTAGTTATTACCCCACCATCTATAGATGCCGTGTACCAGTTAACTGCATCTAAATCCCTGTAACCAATAACATCGTTGCCTCGACCTTCAACAAAGTTTTTTGCTAGGGGATACAAGCTTAAAGAAAAGTTAGAGGGAACAGTCTGACCACCGTAAACATCTTTTAGAGAAACATAACACTTGAAACTTGAATCAGAGATGTTTATTAATGAACCTGTAAGAGAACGGATTCGGTCAAGATCAAAGTGTAATAAAGCACGGGATATTTCTATCCCAGAAGTACCAACTGGGACAGGTGTCTCGTTATATAGCTTAAAAAGGTCAATAGTTCCGGCCTGACCAACGTTTGCATCAGTTGAGCGTGAAAGAGATGGACGGCTGCTATGAATGATCTTGTTGGTAATGTATGCGTCTTTGTCTGCTGGTAGTATGCGATACATAACTTAGATAACCCTTCCAGTAATATCAGAGTTTGGAAATCTGATTTCAAACATGCCACCGGAGGGTGGAACAAGTATAGAGTTGTTAAGTAGGTTGGTGTTAACATCATACCTTACTGAGCTATATTGCCGACTTGCTACAACCCCGCTTACATTTGTTACTGATATACCTCTTACAGATATAACACCAACGTTGTTATAGATAATGTTTCTTATGTCATCAATAATGATTGGCTGATCCATTTGGAAGTTGTTTGTATTGAAGTATGAGAGTAGTTTTCCTTGTACGTTTTGCAGAACAAGCTGCCGATTAAATGTTGGATCTGCTGTGATGTCATAGGCGACTTGCAAGTTGACGACACGGCCATCCAAGATATCGATAGCATCTGATATCATTCGGTACTGGTTAAGATATACCGCAAGGTTTTTCTTAAGAATATCTGGAGCAAGCACCAACTGGTTTTGTGTGTTTTTGCACAAGAGATATAGCAAGGCACTGTTTGGATTATCTGGGTTGTTGCGGATAGATGCACGATATACTCTGCCGAAGTTTGCTGGCATTGAGAATATGCGTGCAAGTAAGTCTTCTTTGCTTACGATACGGGACTGAGCGTTTCTAGCTGAAGGTATCTGGATGCGTAGTTCGTCAAGGGTTGGTGGGTCTGCTCCACCAACCGCAGCAGAGTTATTATTGGCATCAGTAGAAGCTCTAACAAACGATGCCAGCCGTGCTGGTGGATTGTTTGGGAACTCCATCGATAAAATTCCAATCTCGCTAATACTTTGTGGGGCAATGTTATGATTGCGCCCTCCACCAGAACGATAAATAACTGTGATTGTAGAGTTTGGAGAGATAGCTCCAAGAGTTCCAGTACGTAATAGGTTGTTTGGGTCAATGGCGAATCTTGAAAAGTTTGTTCTGCCATACAAGGGCAGTGCAGCTTCACTTGGGTCAGGAACAAGGTTTGCGTTTAAGTCAGCAGAAGAACCACCTCCAAATGTCAAAGTAGTTAGTCTACTTGATAGTGAAGTTGTTTTGTAAAAACGAAATGGTGCAGATGTTATTTCTAGATTGGCATCGATGTATATATCGCCAACAGGAGTGCTTGTATCAGGCAACTGATTCTTAACTGATCTAAAAACAGTGTCTTGTGTTAAAAACCCAACCTCATAGTAGTCGTTGCCGCTAGTGTCATATACGGAAACAATATCGGTTACATCACGATTCTGTAGCGTAATACGTTTGAACGCCTCGAAACCATTAACTGTAAATCTTTCTGTGCTGGTGGCGCTGGATATACAAACTCCAGTTGCACTAAAAACAAAGTCTACTGGATTGTTATTGTTGTCAACAGAGCCAATAGTATAGTTGATGTTAGACGCAGGAGAGCCATCAGATTTCATGGCTGAAAAATCAATATCATCAATAAGCTCGAATGTTATTCCAACACTAGAGTTAACAGTTGTTCCAGCTTTAATAACAGGCAAACAAGAACGATCATAAGTCCCAGCAGCCATAGGAACAGATATATAAAAAGTAACAGGGACAGTCGCTGGTGCCGAACCAACAATATCAACCCCAGCTTCTCTGAGTAGTTTCTCTATGTTTTTGGGTTCAACGGCAGTCTCAGCATTTAGTTCGCCAAACTGATGGTCAAGATAAAAACTCTGAACATCACCAACGTAACTTGCTAGCTCAATAAGCAAACCACCAAAGCCGTTAGATGAAAAGTCTTGCAGTTTGTTTGGAAAGAAAGTGCGGGCATACTCTTCCAAGTCACCACGAAAACCATCAAAGTCTTTATTTATAAACTTTCGTTGCTTTATTGATTGCTGGACAGAACGTTTTGAATCAGATGGCATATTGGTCAGTTACCTTCATCATTTAGATATCAACTTGATTATATAACCTTAAACACAATCTGTAACCTTGTGTTGGGAACTTTTGCTTTTGGAATGCTATATTCAATGATAATAATAACGTTTCCAAGTCCTACTTCTGTGGCATATGTTTGTTGGCTTTCAAACCCACCAAGCTCAACGTAAGGCATGAATTTCGCTACAGCAGTAGATATCCTGCCCATAGCAATACTATCAAACTCCTCCTTGCCAAATCTCTCATATTCGGTACAAAGAGAAGTTAAGTTTCCTCCATAATCATATAAGGCTAGCCTTTCACCCCAGTCAGTCATGATTAAATCACGCAGGTTGTTTTTCATTTGCGTTCCTACATCATAACTTAAGGCCAGCAAACCTT